TATTCTACAGATCCATTTACTTTTGCCGAGAAGCAAGATATTATGAATCGTATGTTTGGTATTGATAAGAGTCAAATATTAGATACTTCACCATATCAACCAGATGTTTCAAAGGCAGGAAGAGATGATACTAAGACTGCATTGATATTAGCGTTCTCAGCCAAGGATGCACAAAGACTAAAAAGTGGTGGATATTTAAGACCACTTCCAGAAAATCCTCCATATCAAACAATGGACGAAGTAGGATATATTATTGAGATGCCAATTGAACAAGGTGGCATGAGTGCTACAGATTTTAGAAAAGCAATGGCAACAGGAACTCCAGAAGAGAAGGAAAAAGTATTCAACGCATTCTTTGGTAAAATGGACAAACAGGTTTTCAAGTTTATCGAAGATAGACTAAAAGGAAAGTAATGGCAACAGCAACAATAGATGGAAGTATTTCAGGTCTAGCTATCAATAATGATGTTAGGAACTCCGCAGAGTATCAGGCAATATATAATGCTAATGAAGCAAAGTTTGGTACTAGTAGTTCTGCTGGAACAAGAAAAACAAAACGTGCTACTGAGATACAATACAAGCGACAAGTTTTAGAAGGAAACATTGATCCGCCTTCATCAGCCAAAGGTTCTAATTATAAAATTCAACATAATACACCAAATGGATTAGTAGATGCTACACCAAAAAATAACCTAACACAGGCAGAAGCTGATTCGGCATTATTGAACTATGATTCAAATGCCACTACTACAACAAATCCAGATGGATCAGTCAATATTGTTCCTGGAGATGCTCAGTATGCAAAAACAAATGATGGAACATGGGTAGGCACTACTACTAATGCAGAAGGTAATCTAGTTCCAGATACAAGTAATGTTATAACTGAAACACCAAGTAATCACGATTCAAATACAAATGGTCCTGAAGTTCCACCTGCAAGTGATTTAACTCAAGCAAAAATTAATCAAGCGGCTGAAGTGGCGGCTAAACCAAGAAGAAAAACTGATCAAGAATTATTAGATGCTAAAGAAACATTAAGATCATATGAGAAATATACAAAAGATAAACAAGATGCAGTATTAGCAGAAAATGGGGCTCCAGATAGTTACGCACCAGATTTTGATGGTGAAGATAATTTAAATAAACCTCAATGGAATGATGCTGATAAACAAGCTAAATTTGATCAAGCTCAAGATCAGTACTTTGATGCTAGACAAGTTAGTGATCATTTATCAGGATCAAGAGAATACAAAAATGCAAGAACTAATCAGTTAGCGTCTCAAATGGGAGTAGCTAATACTTCTGTTTCAGCAAATGGAAAAAAGGTAACGTCATCAACTAAAAGTACAAGAGTTGGTGGAGTACCAGTTGTTATTAATGGTGTAGGTGTTCCTGCAAACTTATTATATGATGACGAATTACAAAATGTTAATGCTTCAAGATCATTAGGTGCTTCAATGAAAGGCCAACCATATGATGAGTGGCAAAGAGGAGAAGTCAATCCTTATAGAGATGAAAATAATTCTAATACAGTTAAAACAAATACTACAGCAGGAAATAATAAAGTAGTATTGGTTCCGGATAGTGATGCTTCATCTACAGTTGATGCAGACTCTGAATTTCCTGAACAGAATGCTTTAAATGATAATCCAGATCAAATTGTTGGAGATACACTACTTGAACGTCTTGAAGCTGAGGATAGAACAAAACTTAAAGAACAAGAAAATATTACTGATACTGATAAACTAGATCAAACAAATACTGATGCAAGTAAGGCGGCAATTTATGTTATGCCTGATGGTGGTCCTACAGCAGGAACAACGCCAATTCCTAGATTATTAACACCAGAGGAAGTACAGCAATATAGAAGAGACGGTAGACTTCCAAAGATAGATAGAGGATTACTTGACGCTATTGTAAATAAACATTCGGATAAAGTCCAAGATCAATTATTAGCAGAAGTAAATGGTGAATGGCCTGATAAACATCATGCAGATAATGAGAATAAAGGAAAAGATTTAGATATAAATTTAGCTAACTCACCAACATTTACTTCTAAAGAAGATAATAAATTTGATCCATTTAGAACACCAAGTACACAACCAGGTGTAGGAAAAGGAAATAAGATTTCATTAACTATACCACCAAGTAATACTGATTTTAAATTTCAAGGACATCTTGGTATTCTAAATGCAGAAGGCAATAGAGGTGTTGCGTTTCCGTATACACCAACTATTCAGATAACACATGGTGCAAATTATGGCACACACGAAATTACACACTCTGTATATCAACCAAACTATTTTATTAATAATCCAAATAGTACGATTAACATTACAGCTCAGTTCACATCACAAAGTGTAAAAGAAGCACAATACACAAAGGCGGCTTTACACTTCTTTAAGGCTATTACTCGTATGGATTATGGCGAAGCAACACGTGGTACAACAGCAGGCACCCCACCGCCTGTATGTTTCTTTAATGGATATGGTAGTCATATGTTTAGTAAAAATCTACCAGTCATTTTATCATCCTTAAACTATACGTTACTTGAAGATACAGACTATGTAACTGTAGATGGTGAAACAGTACCAACACAAATACTAGTTTCATTAGATTTAAGGATACAGTTAGTACCTACGAAGGTACGTAAAGAATTTGATATTAACAAGTATCGCAGTGGCGAGCTACTTAAAAATCCTGGAGGATTCTTCTAATGGCAAAATATAGAGAAGATAGTCAATATCGTAATACCACAGTTAAAGATAAAAAATACTTAGATGTCTGGAATCCAGACGCCGCAGATTTATTAGACTATGATGTAAAGATTATTACTATCGAAAGCAAGTATCATCAAAAGCCAGATAAGTTAGCACATGACTTATATGGTAATAGTAAACTATGGTGGATATTTGCTCAGTTTAATCAAGACACATTAAAAGATCCTATTCTAGATTTTACAAGTGGCAAGTCCATTGTAATTCCAGATAGGTACACATAATGGCATATACATCAGCTGATTTTCCAAATCTATCTCCAGCTCAAGCAAAAAGAACAGCAGATCAAGTTAATAGTATGCACCCTACCGTATCGGATAGGTTTGCAAAAAGTATACAAGACTTTAATGCTGACCCTGCTAATATAGCGGCCGGAAATACTGCCGCGATCTCAGAAGGATATAGAAGTAATGCACGTTCAGATGAATTAGCCGCAAGTGGAATTCAGGCCGCAAGTGGTGGTAATAGTTGGCATAATTACGCCGCGGCTGGTGATGTAATTGTATTAGAGAATGGAAAGTGGGATCAAAATAATAGTTCAGGTTTATATACTGGAGCTCTTACAGAAAAGTTTGAAGCTAATGGATTAACGAATCCATATAAAAATAATGATAGTGGACACTTCCAACCAATTGAATTTACTAATGCTGTTCCTGCAGAAATTAAAAATGGTGAACAGACTGTTTCAGATCTATTAGGAGTCGCAGAACCAGAAGACTTTGATAATCATCTTCCACCTGCATCAAGTAAAAAGACAGAAGATTTAATACCTGATGAGGAAGTTAAACCTGAAGATGAAAAAGAAGCAGAAAAAAGAATATTAAAAGCTAGAACAAAAGAACCAGTAACATTTAAAGGCGATACTACTGGACTTGTTCCAGAAAACTGGATGTCAGAAGTACATCAGGGTACATATAAGACAACGTTGTATGTTGTTGATCAATCTATATTTAATTTTCCTCGCGAATTAATCAACGATACTGCGGCTTTAAACTCATCCAAAGCTACAGTAATAAGTGAAAGTGGAGTTGAAAGTTATTACAGTTTAGAAAATTTAACTATTAATTCAACAATTAATCCAGGATCAAAAGGTACAAACTTTGTTGCAGGAGTTAGTGGAAGTTTTGAATTATTAGAAGCATTAGGATTTACTTTCTTTGAACGTATGATTTTATTAAGTGGAAGACATGGCTTTTCAACTATTAATACTGCAAACTTTGTTTTAAAAATAGAATTTTTAGGTAGACATCCAGAATCAACTACTGCAATTAGTTTCCCTGGAGTTTTCTTTTATCCATTTAAAATTGCTGAAGCAAGTGCTCAAGCAGGTCCTGATGGAAGTCGTTACAATATAACTTGGGTAGGTAAAAATATTAATGCAACATTTGATAGTACTACTGAAACAGATATTAAATTAGAAAATATTAAAACAGCTAATGACTTTGTAAATCAATTAAATGTAAAATTAAATGAATCACAAGCTAGTTTAAGAGTTGGTGCTCCTCCAGTGGGTAAAACATATACTGTTAAATTTAAAGATACTGGTGGGTTTGATTTTCAAAATGCAGTATTACAAAATACAAATTCATTTGCAGGTTTAAGTATTAATAATGCAGATGAAAAAACATATGATTTTACAATTAAAAAAGGATCAAGTGTTAAACAAACAATAGTTAATTTTTTATCTAATAATTTTCCTGAATGGAATGAATATAGATTAAAGAAAGAAGAAAATGAATTTAAAGTTCCTATTATAGATGTTTTTACAGATGAGGAATATGAAGAAGGTATTGATCAGGGTACTGGAACAAATAATAAAAAAATTATTTATGAAGTTGTAGTACGTTGGGTATTCGACCAATTATCAGCAAATAATCAAATACAAAGTCAAAAACTAAAAGATCAAAATAGAAATAAAAAGTTTTTAGAAACAATGATTAATAATGGTGGTATTGCTAAAAAATATGAATATTTATTTACTGGACAAAATACAGAAGTAATAGATTTTAAATTAGATTTTAATGCTTTATTTACTGTGGCGGCTACACCAGCACAGGCTGGTTTTACTGATGCCGGACAAACTGCAAGTGGTGCGGCTATCTATCCAGATAAAATATTAAGAGACGCTGGAGTTGATACAAATAAAATTAAAATAAATAAAAAGAGTTCAGCAGATGAATTATTAGAAAAAACAAATTTAAGTGGAATATTTCTTAGTGATATTAATATAGATGGTTTTGATACAACACTAGCAACACCAATATATGATTTTATTACTCCTAGTGCAGAAGAACAACGTGTTAGTGATCGTGATCCTAAGACTGCATATGCACAAAATAAAAGTGCGGCGGCTCAACAATATTCAGCTCGTGAAGTTGATATGATTATGGTTGAATTAGAAATTAAAGGCGATCCATTCTGGTTAGGTTCAGCTGGTTCAATTAATACAGCAGAAGATAATATTGTTTATAATCAAGCAAATTTAACTCAAGCAAACGTAGCTTTAGTATTATATACTGGAGATGAATCGTTAGCAAGTACAGATGAAAAACGTGTAGTAGGTAGAATGGAATTAACTTCAAGTGGAATTTATAAAGTACAAAGAGTTAGTTCTAGGTTTCAAGCAGGACGTATGGTGCAAACTTTATTTTTAATTAAAAATAGAAACTTAAATCCTTTTTACGTACAAAATGAATTAAAAGAATTAGGTGGTAAGGTTAAAGTAGATCAAGATACAGTTAATTCAAATACAACAGGAATGAGTGCAACAAATGGTATATATTAAAAAAGGCGGAACAGGAGAATCAGAGTTTAGACATAACACACAGAATACTCGTGGTGTTATGGGTTTGAATGGAGTATATACAGGTATAGTCGTTGATAATAAAGATAGTATATACACAGGAAGAATACAAGTTCGTATAGGACAATTTGGAAGTAATCCAGATACTAAAACAACCTATTGGGCATTACTAATGGTTCCTTTCGGTGGCGTACAAGATCCTAAATCAAGTGGTAAAAATGTAGAAGACGAAAGTCAGAGTACAAAAAGTTATGGTATGTGGCCACAGCCTCCTGAAATTGGTACTGAAGTTGTTGTTGCATTTAACGATAGTAGAAACGAAGGTATCCTAATGGGTAGTCTTATTAGCAAAGACAGAAACCATATGATGGGTGGTAATGCAAGTAGTACAACAAAAGACGATGGCAAACTAGGACCAGTTGTAGAAAAGAATATTTATGATAATAACGATGAAGATCGTAAACCAGTTAATACTGCACAAAATAATATATTAGTAGAACAAGGTCTAGCAAAAGATTTAGTCCGTGGACATAGTGCTAGTTCAGCTCGTAGAGAATCTCCAAGTAAAGTATTTGGTATTACTACTAAAGATGGTCACGTATTAAGTATGGACGATGGATTTAATAATGGATTAAGTAAAAATATTAGATTAAGAACAAGTGCTGGTGCTCAAATATTATTAGACGATACAGCAAATATTATTTTTATTAATAATCATAAAGCTAATGCATGGATTGAATTATCACCAGATGGTAAAATAGATTTTTATAGTGATTCAAGTGTAAGTGTTCATGCTAGAAAAGATTTTAATATTCATGCTGATGGTAATATTAATATGCAGGCAGACATGGGAGTTAATATAAAAGCAATGGGTGCCTCAGGTATTAAAATGGAAACAGCAACAGGTCCATTAGATATAAAAGCCGCAGATAGTATTCGTTTACACACATTAAGTACATTTAATATATTAGCAAGTAGTAATTATAAATTACAGGCACCACGTGTGGATATGAACTCTCCTAGTTTTCCACCAGACCCAGCACAAATTGTTACAGTTAATAAACTTCAACCCAACAATACAGGTATTATTGAAAGTGCCGCATCACGTGTTCCGGAAAAACATCCGTGGAAGGGTGCAACAGAAGTTCCTGTATTTGTTAATGCAGAAGGAATTAAAAAATAATGGGTAAATTAATAACAATAGAACCTGAAATAACTGAAAATAATCTAGTTGAATTTAATTTAACTGATGCTGTGAATAGTGATCTAGTTAATTCAACAATACCTTTAACTGATTTAGAAGCAAGTTCAGATATAATGTTATTAGTATTAGGACAAACACCTTATACAGCCTTTGTCAAAGGCTCTGTTATTGGTTATGGTGATACAACAAATATAACTGAACCTTTGGGAGTTACAGAAGAACAAGCATACAATACATGGTTAGCAGAATTTAAACGTAAAGAAAAGAAATTTAAATCAGATATTAATTTAAATATTGACAGTTTAAGTCAAACAGTGTATGATAGTTTATTAGCAAGTTATGTAATGGATGGACACATAGGAAAGATTGAATCTGCCTATAGAACATTTGAATTTACAGAAGACATTAGAAACAATGATTGGCAACGAGTAGCTACTGCATTTAGTCTAACAGATCACCGTCCAGAGTTTAACAAACGTCTAGCCACAGTAATGATGCTGGCTGATTACGGTGATAACCTAACTAGAGATCAACACAAGATCAATGCAACGTTGGATATACGTAAGAGCTTTCCAGATTTATTCCAGAGCGATATAGCAAGAGCCCAAGCTGAAGTTGTCTATTTTCTAAACACAAATAGGTTTTTACCAAAACTTTCTCAGACTAGAATGAGGGATATAGTAAAAGCTACAAGTTAACAAAACAAATACGTAATTAAATAAGTACTATAAGGAATACAAACAAATCATGTCCAACAGTGTATTATTATTGAACGCAGATGCTCAACCGCTCAGCCTTCTGCCGCTCAGTACTATCAGTTGGCAAAATGCAATCAAGGCATTATTTGCAGATAGAATTAAAGTACTAAAGAATCACGATGATATATTTCTCAGGTCACCCACAATAAAAGTACCCATGCCCAGTGTCGTTATGTTACACAGATACCACAAACTTCCTTCCAAAGCAAAATTTACCAGACGAAATTTATATATCAGAGACCAATTTAGTTGCCAGTACTGTGGAGACAGATTTAATATTCAGGAACTGACTATTGATCATGTGGTACCCAGAGTACGTGGTGGCAGAACAAGCTGGACTAATTGTGTTAGTGCGTGTCCTAAATGCAACACTCGCAAGGGGCAGAGTCTATTAAAACCAATTAAAGATCCAGTACAACCCAGCTGGCATGAAATAAATCATAGCAGTAAGTTCCATCATGTTGTTGTACCAGATCCAGCCTGGCAGGATTATATCAATTGGCCAGAAAGTCTTTTACAAGTTAATAAACAATTAGCACAGGTCTAGGACGAAACTCAGCTAATAAGGCGAAGCCTTAGAAAATTTTTACCGTGGATTATAAAAAAGCGTCAGGAGGCGCAACACTGCTATTAACGGCGAAGCCGTTAGAAAATTTTTGCCGGAGTATAATATGGCAAGTAGACAAGAAGAATTTCAAAAAGAACTAAAGGCAATGCAGAAACGCAAACAGAATGGCGAAAGTATAGCACCCAAGCCGGATCCCAAGAGAGATAAAAAGAAGGAACTTCATCAGATGCAGAAGATATACGTGCAGTTATATGGAGATACCTGGAAAGACTATTGGGTTAAACACTATTGGGCATTACTGGATACGGAAACTATGACAGCTAATCGTATATGCTTGTGTTGCTTACGTGAGGGAAGGCGTTAAAAAACGCAATCCTGCTACTATGGGCGAAGCCCATTAGAAATTTTTACCAGTAGACTAATCAACAGTAAACTACAATGGTTCAATGTAAAAAACCTTTGGCAACGGAATCAAATTTCTGACTGCGTTGGCCTGGGCGTTTTCGAGGTAGATGTATGCTCGAGCTATGTACACATCTCACCTTAATAAATACAGTTAACCATGTAGTTTATAAGATGAATAAATAACTATATGGAAAACATTGTTGGATACAGTTCAGTAGATACAAGAGATAAAGCACAACGTTTAACCGGAATGTCTCTGGCCAAACGTGACTTACAGAACCACTTTGCTATACGCAAAGGAGAGAAGTGGACTAACCCTGAATTCGGTAGTAACCTTCCACTGTATGTGTTTCAGCCTTTAGATGATATTACTGAACGTGCAATCAAGGATGATGTATCAGCAGTTGTAAACTATGATCCTCGTTTTACTGTACGTGATGAGATATGTACAGTGGATAAAGATGCTCATACTGTAACGGTCACAGTTTTATTAAACTATCAGCCTACGGCTACAGCTACTGAAATTGCACTCAAATTCGACAATGAATTTAGAGAGCAATTATAATGGCACAGAAACCAAGACAAAACAAATTATTTGCCGCCGAAGATTTCTCCACTATATACGAGAGTTTCATTAATGCGGATCTTAAGTCCTATGACTTTGACACAGTGCGTACAGCAATGGTTGACTATGTCAGAAAAACCTATCCGGAATCATACTCAGATTGGGTTGAATCTTCTGAGTTCGTTTCGATCCTAGATATAGTTGCTCAGTTCGCACACAACCTAAGTTTCAGAATCGACCTAAACAGTCGTAACAATTTTTTATCAACAGCGGAAAGACAAGAGGCAGTACTTAAACTGGCAGACTTTTTAGGCTATCGTCCTGTACGTAATCGTTCAGCAAATGGTTTGCTTAAGATAAGTTCAGTTCGTACTACACAACCTGTAGTGGGTAGTGATGGTACTAACCTGGGAGCTCAGGACTTTCGCTTTGAGGATGGTACAGGAGTAGACAATTACCTAGCTGTAATCAATAGTTTATTCTCAAGTAGCAACAAGTATGGTTCACCCAAGAAGCAAGTAATAGAAGACAATGTTACTACACAATGGTATGATGTCAATAACACTAGCGAACAAGTAAAGTTCACTACGAGTGGCGTTGCCAACGGCAACAACACTCAATTTGATATAGTATCAGCTGGGTTCGATACATCAACTGATAAACTTGTAGAGGCTGAACCCAATCCATATGGTTCGTTCACTATAGTATATCGTAATGATGGACGTGGTGTAACATCAGAGAACACAGGCTTCTTTGTTAAGTTTGCACAGGGTAGTCTACAGTTTACTGACACAGTAATCAACAGCTCAGTATCAGGACAAACCATCGACATTAATGTCAACAATATCAATGAGGAAGACGTGTTTGTTCAGACAGTGGATGAAGCTGGTCGTGTACTCAAGTCCTGGAACAGAGTGGATAATACTTATGGACACAATGAAGTATACAATGCACTGCGTAATAATACTCGTGACATCTACAAAGTATATACCCGAGAGAATAATCAGATCACCGTTAAGTTTGCTGATTCAGCATTCGGTAATCAACCTTCAGGTATTATTCGTGTATGGTACAGAGTAAGTTTAGATGAAACATATGTGTTAAGACCAGCGGACATAGACACCAACAGAATTTCAATATCATACGTGGGTGATGACAACATAACATATACAGCTCAGCTGGGTGTGGAATTAAAATCAACAGTAACAACAGCTCAGTCAGCTGAAACTGTTGAGGATATTAAAACCAAAGCACCACGAGCGTATGCGAGTCAGAACCGTATGATTACCAGCGACGACTATTCAAACTTCATATATACTAAGAGTCAAGCAATAACAAAAATTAAATCCATAGCACGAACACATAGTGGTCACAGTCGTTATCAGGAACTCAAAGACCCAACAGGTGCGTACAGTAATCTAATAGTGTATGGCACAGATGGTCACCTACACAGATCAGATCAAGTTAAAACTCTAAGCATAAGCAGAACTAATCCTGAGACTGTGCTGGAATATTATTTAAGACCAATCCTGAATGATTCAGAATTTGTGAATCTGTATTATGATAGATTCAACACAGCATTTAGTAATTTAAAAACAGATACTACTACATATAGTACCAATCGAGTGAGTGAGAGCAGTATGTTCCTAACATCAGATGTTAATCCAGGTATTGTGCAACGTGTGGGAGATCTAGCAAGTGGCTATCTTCAGTATGTGCGTGTGGGTGCAATGATTCGTTTCAAGGATCCTGCCGCAGATACATATGCCTGGGCAAGGGTCATCAATGTGTTTAATAGTGGTATGGGAGTGGATAACTCAATAGGTACTGCCACAGGGCGTACAGTAACTGGCAAGGGTGCAATTACTCTGGATGCTAGTATACCAAATGGTTATGACATTGATGTAATATATCCACCATTCAACAGAATTTTCGACGGTGCAACTAAAACAACTCTTGAGAGTTTCCTACGTAACCGTCAGGACTTTAGTATTAAGTATGATTATGTAACACGAACCTGGGACGTGGATGATAGACTAAACAATCAACAGGTAAGTGTGCAGTCACCAGCAATCCAGGATCCTATTAACTCAGCGTTCCCAGGTTCGTTTACCAGAGATGATCCTGAGAGTTGGTTAATATATGTACACTATGATGCCAGCGTGGATCGTTATACTATCAACTATAGAACATCACGCTACACATTCACAAGTAACAACACAGTATTTTCAAACATATCAAATGAATATGTACTGGATGAACAGAGTCGTAAAAAGAATCGTGATACTATCGATATTATTAATACACAAAATAATCAGACATTTAAATGGTTTGTGGCAGGATATGCTCTTGACAATAACAAACAAACCAACTATAATAAGATATTATTAAGTATTGTTGATGTCAACAATGATGACAGGCCCGATGCTCCGGACATCTTTCAGAATATGTCATCATCATTAACAATGACATCACAGGATTTAAGATTCGAATGGACACATAAACCAGATACAAACCAGATAATAGATCCAAGTTTCACAAATATTATTGATGTATTCTGTCTAACCACAGACTATGATGTAAACTATCGTCGTTGGTTAACTGATACAACAGGTAATGTGGAACAACCTTTCCCACCAACTACAGCAGAGCTTAAACAATTATTCTATAACCTGGATGATTATAAAGCAATGAGTGATCGTGTAATATATCGTCCAGCAAAATATAGAACAATATTCGGTGAGAAGAGTAACCTACAGGATAGAGCCAAGTTTCAAGTGGTGCGTATACCCGGCACCAACATAACAGATTCGGAGATCAGAAACAGAATAGTGGAAGCCATCGGTGAATACTTTGCATTAGCAAATTGGGACTTCGGAGAGAACTTCTACTTTACAGAACTTTCAGCTTATATACATAACCAATTGGTTGGATATATAAGTTCAATAGTAATTGTACCAGTTGATGCTGAGTCAGAGTTTGGTAGTCTATTCCAGATCAGTACTAAAACAGATGAGATATTAATTCCAGATATCGGTGTAGACAATATCGATATAGTGGATTCGGCAAGCAACCTTGGTAACAGTTAATGGCAAAATATAACGCAAACAATCCTAAACCATCCGACGATAAGAAGCGAATCGGTTCAAGACCAGTCAGCTATCCCAGTGGTCAGGACTTCCTGCCACAAGTATTCCGTACTCCTCTTAATGAGAAGTTCATGGATGTCACTCTGGATCAGTTAATCTCCAAGGGAGATCTCAAGGATGTTCAGGGTAGCATTGCAACCTCCAACGCAATAACTAATTATACCAATAGTATAACACAATGGAATGACGTTGTCAACCATATTAGTAACCAAAGTACATCATTTAATTATGGAAAAGCGTTCAGTACAACCAGAGGTGTGTATAATCCACCAATAGATTTGGATAAATTCACCAATTATCAGGACTACCAGTGGGTGTATGATATGCCGGTATACAATACCGATGCAAATAATAATACTATTATAGCAAATTTTGACACAAATGTCAAGAGAAAAATTCAATTCACTGATTCAAATGGTGTAATTACTCCATTTAATGGTATGCTGATCCGATTCAAGGACACTAATAACACATATATGGTGGCAGGTCAAGGGGAAAATCCTGAATTAATACCATATGATGTGGACAGCAGAATAGAATATCCCCTAGTACAACGTTATGCACAGAACATTAAAGGCACATGGGATCAGAGCTCAGCGTTAGTTCTGTCACGCTGGTCAGCAGATGGCTATCATAAAGACTTCCGTCAGACTAATCCATTCGATATTATCAATGATTTCAATACGTTACCCAATCAACCGGCGGCCCTGGAGTTCTGGAACCTGGATGATGACTGTGGTGTATTCCTAACTGATGGAATGTTAATTAAATTTAATTCAGAAAAGATAAGCGGTACAGTACCGGGCTGGAATTTAACTGATTATAATTCAATATATTATGTCACAATAGAAAACAATGGCAATATTAAATTATTACCAATTAATGAATCAGACTATGACTATACTCTAGTGATACGTAACGGATCTGAAACGGTTGTACGTAACAGCGAGATAGCAGGTACAGATACTATTGTACGTTCAGGAATATTCGGAAGCAGAATAAGAGATGATTTACCAGCTGAGATTGAGACTAAAGTTCGTGGCTGGAGACTATGGGACGATGGCTTATGGGACGGTGAACAGGCAACATTAGCCAAGAAAGATTACCATGTAGTAAACCGTCTTGATCCATATAGATCAGCCTGGAGTAGAACCAATTTTTGGGTACATAAAGATGATATTAAATATTTAAATTCAATAATGGAATTCAATTATCTGGAGATAATAGGTGATAGCAGAAGAGCTAAAAGACCTATTATAGAATATAAACCAGAAATCAAACAATGGAATGGTGCATGGACATCAGATGCTACCAAATGGTTGGGCATAGTGGATTATCTTGTATATGATGACTACACAAACCTACCATTCCGTTTACCAGATGGCGCCACATATATGGACTATCGTTATCAGGACAAAGTATGGGTATTGCAAAATGGCTCACCAGTAGTCAAACATGAAGTGCAAAATGGTCAAGGACTATTCATAGGACAAGTAATTACTCAGGATGACACAACCAGAGATATGTGGCAGTCAGCTGATGCTTATATTAATAATAATGGTGAATTAACTGTAGCCCAACGTAAAGATGGCTTTAATCAGCCCATACTATGGGACGTATGTGATGTATATGGTAATGCATGGAGCTCATATGATGAGAGTAACTTTGCAGGTACTAAACTGTTCGGTTATAAAGTCAATGATATCAATGACATAGACCCAGAGACAGACTTACCACTTGAATACTTGAATGGTAGATACCAATTTGAAAGCTATGCTTTTACAGATGAATGGTATTATAGTCAAACCACATTTGAAGGTGATACTACTGGTACTCGTAAACTAATAGATACTAAACCATATTATAAGATTAAAGCTGGTAAAGACAGCTTATATAGTTCAAACTGTGAACCAGCGGGTGCTTGGAGTGTATATACTGATAGTCGTGAGACAGCAGGGCAGATAGACTTCACTATAGACCCAAATGATATAGATATTAAATCAGACTTTAGCTTAACTATCGATAGACGCTATAATGACTTGGTTATATATGAGAATACCCAGATGGGATTGGTTGAACGTTCACCGGTTGGTGTATATTTACAGCCCGGGCAGGTATACCAGATTAAATCAAATTATAGTGCAATTCAGGACGCATTAGATGCCCAGGGTATGAATAGTATCAGTATGTTGGAGGATGATGCTCCACGTGATGTATATTTGGATGGTTTATGGGTAAGATTCACTACTGATGAAAAGAGTGCGTATAGACTGTTTGAAGTCACTGTGGACGGTTCGGTATACTCAGATTGGCGTTACGATGCCGGTTCGAACACTCTCTCAGTGCTGAATTTGAATGGTTCAGAACGTGTGGAATTGAAGTCTCGGGTTTTTTCTGCTCACCCACCGAAAGGGGGTCAAAAACTCTTAATAGATGTTTTCGAAGATAACCCAATAAATCATGAATTAAATTATTTTACTTCAAATGATGTTCTACAGCATTTCAACAACTTATTATCGGGTTCTCAGGGTCGTATTCACAGTTATGCTTATACGGGTGTGGGTTTATCAGCAGGTATGAATATTCCTGAATTAAATGTTCAGGACAGTTTATTGTTCACAGCTAGAGCATATACAGAGTGGCATTCAAGAGCTATTTCATTAATTCGTAAGGAATTAGCAGTATCAAGCCAATTAACAAGTAAGCAGGTAGTTGATTCAGTATTGAGTACTCTGCATAACAATATGTTCAGAGATACGGGTGTTAATAGTAATATGTTATACCCTTCAGGAGACAAGATTTATACAGCTAATTTGGAAGACTGGACATCACCAGATGTTACAGAGCCGGCTCCACAGCAGGGTTCAACAGGTATTATTCCATACAATAACAGACTACAGCTAAACACTAATCTTCATTCAGATGCCACAATATGTGATCATTTATATGTATGGCTGGATGGTGTATTATTATGTAAGCATCTGGATTATCACATAAAAGATCACACAATAGAATTTACGCCACGTGTTAGTATGCCTTCCACAGGTGTTACAGTGGAATATGCTGTGATAGCAATGGATAATTTATGTAGAGTTCCGATGAGTTTCGCTAAAATGGGCTTAACAACTGCCGTAACTCCGGTTCAGGATGGTGCAGATGTTGTGGGTCATGATGGTGTTCGTTATGCAGTGTCAGGACAAATAGCAGACGCAGTACTGGAACTGGAACGTCGTATGTATGCTGGTGTAGTGCATGGTGGTAACAGAACTAA